GAATGGAAGAGCACAGACACAACACCACGTCCAGCAGGTAGTACTTGGATTAAATCAACTTCAAGTAACCTAGGTGCGCTCATTGATGTTAGTGTTTATAGCACAGCAACTTCATCATTTGAAGCAGTTAGTGTTCCACTTTATGAAAACGATCGCACTGCGAACAAAAATCTAGATGCAACAGGCGGTAAAGCACTTTTAGTTGGTAGTTATTATATGCAGTATGATGTTACTGAAAACGACACAGCAACTTACAAACTATTTCGTAGATATGCAACTGGTGTATTAGATGTTATTGGTGCAGTAAATACAGCAACGCCACTTACTGCCAGTGAGACATTTACTATTCAAGCTAGTGTTGCAAATAGCACTACACTTTCAACCGCAGTATCTGTAGTAGTTAGTGGAACTGGAATTGCAGACATAGCAGCTGATATTACAGCCGCAAACGTTGCAAGCGTAAGTGCAAGCGTAACTGCTTCAGGTTACTTGCAAATTACACATGCGCTAGGTGGCGTTATTGTGCTTAAAGATACAAGCGGCACGCCAATAGCAGATGCAGGATTTGCGACAACTATTACAACTGGTCAAGTTAGAGCAGGTAACGACACTAACTTAATCCTAAGTAACTGGGTTGCCCCAACATACACAGCAAGTGATAGTGCACCAAGTTCAGACCCGGATACTACACGTAGCTGGTATCATGGCGGCACAGAAGCTGACATTTTAATTAGTGACGGCACAATTTGGAAAGGTTACCAGAATGTAACAAGTGATGCGCGTGGGCATAATTTATCTAATACTGATGCAACTGGTGTTATTTTCTCTGCAACAGAGCCTCTTACACAGATTGATTTAACTGCACTCGTAGTTGGTGACCTGTGGATCGATACTGGTGACTTAGAAAACTATCCAATGCTTTATCGTTACCAGGTCGTCGACAGTGAAAATCGTTTTGTGTTAATTGATAAGTCAGATCAAACAACAGAAAATGGAATTTTGTTTGCTGATGCTCGCTTTATGGGAGACACGACTACAGACGTAGTTACAGGAACTTTAACAACAACAGTGGCATTGCTAACAAGTGATGTTGTTGATATTGATAAACCAGACCCTAGTTTGTATCCAAGAGGCATGCTACTGTTTAACACACGACGTAGTTCATACAACGTTAAAGAGTTCCGTAGCAATCACTTCAGCAGAACAAACTTTAGTGACACTACACTTTATCCAACACTTCCAACAGAAAAGGATGCGTGGGTATCAGTAAGTGGCAACAAAAACGACGGTAGTCCTTATATGGGACGCAAAGCTGTTCGTAGAATTGTTGTTGCGGGATTGCAAGCAGCTATTGATACCAGTGAAGCACTTAGAGAAGATGCACGTAACTTTAACATTATTGCGGCACCTGGATATCCAGAACTAATTGATAACATGGTATCACTTAATAACGATAGACGCAGTACAGCATTTGTTGTAGGTGACACAAGCATGAGACTTGCTGCTACTAGTACTGCAATACAGAACTGGGCTAGCAATACTGCTGAAGACACTGGAAACAGTGAAGATTCTCTTGTAACGGCTGATCCATACTTAGGAGTATTTTACCCACAAGGACAGACAAATGATCTTAGCGGTAACACTATTGTTGTTCCAGCAAGTCATATGATACTTAGAACTATTGCTAGAAGTGACGACCAGAGCTTCCAATGGTTTGCTCCAGCAGGAACAAGACGTGGACTAGTTGATAATGTTAATGCTATTGGTTATATTAACAGCGTCAGCGGTGAGTTTGTCGTAGACAACATTAGAGAATCACTACGTGATACACTTTACAGTAATAGAGTTAACCCAATTACATTCTTTAATGGTGTTGGATTAATGAACTACGGCAACAAGACTCGTGCAGTTACTACTAGTGCATTAGATAGAATTAACGTAGCACGGTTAACAGGTTATTTACGTAGCCAATTACAGGCAACTGCACTTGGATTTGTATTTGAACCAAATGACAAGATTACCCGCGATGAACTTAAAGAACAAGTTGAACAGATTATGAATGACTTGGTTGCAAAGCGTGGAGTTTATGACTACTTGGTAGTTTGTGATGACACCAATAACACTCCTACACGTATTGACAGAAATGAACTTTACGTAGACGTTGCTATTGAGCCAGTTAAAGCTGCTGAGTTTATCTTTATCCCAATTCGCCTTAAGAATACAGGTGAAATTGGAGCAGGTAACGTAGCCGCAGCAAGTGCTGTTTAAAGTACTATAAACAACGAAATTAATGGGGGGTATGTAAATTACTCCCCATTTTTTGTGGACCAGATTAGATAAATAATATTAACACATATTATAGGAGACACGACACATGTCCGTTTCATCATTAACAAAATTCACTGTACCACTAGATAGTGATCAATCTGCAACTGCACAGGGCTTATTAATGCCCAAGCTAAAGTATCGCTTCCGTGCGTTATTTGAAAACCTTGGCGTGTCTACTCCCCGTACAGAATTAACTAAACAAGTAATGGACATTACCCGTCCAAACTTAACATTTGAAGAAATAGAAATTCCAGTTTATAACAGCCGTGCATACCTTGCTGGTAAACATTCATGGGATCCAATTACAGTTACCTTCCGTGACGACGTCAATGGTAGCGTTAGCAGACTACTTGGAGAGCAAGTGCAGAAGCAGTTCGATATCATGGAACAAGCTAGTGCAAGCTCTGGTATTGACTATAAGTTCATTACCCGTATGGAAGTACTAGACGGTGGCAACGGTGCAAGTACAGCAAACGTTCTTGAAACCTGGGAATTATATGGTTGTTTCTTAACTAACGTTAACTACAATGACTTAAACTACGCAGAAGCAACTCCTGTAACTATTACAGCAAGCATTAGATATGATAATGCTATCCAAAGTCCGATTGGCGATGGCGTAGGTGCTACAGTAGCAAGAGCTCTTGGGCAAACAGTAACAGGCTAATATCCTTTTACTATAGAATTACAAAGACCCTCCGATTCTTTCGGGGGGTTTTTTGTAATGTATGCACATAATTTGACAGCATAAATAGTTGTAATAAGGAGATATCTGTGGCTAGCGTTAATACTATTCTTAATGCCCTTTCAAAGGGCGACCAGATCAAAGACTTTGCACATGCCTCGAGACTGTTCATTGATAACAACTATGAGCTACAGCCACGTTTTAGTAACCTCTTTCATGTTGTTTTTAATCTTACCCCCCAGGCGGCAAGGCTTTTTAATAATATTGATAAGATGGAAATTAATATGTTGGTTAAGACTATTGATCTCCCTACATTTAACATTGACACCCAAACACACAATCAGTATAATAGACAGGTACATAGTCAACACAAGTTAAACTATAATCCTGTTACTGTAACATTTCATGATGATCAGAAAGATTTAATCAGGAGTTTCCTACATACATATGCTAATTTTTTCTATAATGACAGCAAGTATGATCTAGGCAGCGGCAATTATAACACCGATGATAGATATGGTGGATATAGAGGCAACGACTATGGATTAAGCGATGGGAATCAACGATTCTTTAAAGATATTAGAGTGTACACTATGTTGCAAAAAAGATTTGCAGAGTATACTCTTGTAAACCCTATTCTTACTTCCTTTGGTCATGACAGTCATAGTTATGCTAACACTAGTGTAATGCAACATAATATGACAATTCAATATGAGACTGTAAAGTATGCAACAGGATTTGTAAACAATATTAATCCTAAAGGATTTACTGATATACATTACGATAAGTCTCCAAGTCCACTTGGCGTCTTTGGTGGCGGATTAACTAATAGTGTATTTTTCCAAGGTGGACTTGTTGATGCGGCTAACGCAGTAGCAACTGATTTATTTAACGGAAATATTCTTGGTGCTGTAATAAAAGGTGGGGTTATCTTTAACAATACAAAAGATGCTGATCTAGGTAGAGTATTGGAAAAAGATTTACAACGAGTGGTCGGAAGCATATTGCGCGGTAACAATCCACTGTCTGATATTGTATTACCAAATATTTTTAACACAGAATCCAATGCTACTGGCAAGCCTAGGTCAGGCACTGGCGCTCCAGTAGATAGAACTGTGAATACTAGTAACAACATTTCTGGAGCTGTGTCTAGTAATAGTAGTAATATTATTTCATCAACCTTTAACAACGTTGGCGATTTTATTGCAGAATCATTTAGTTTAGGCAATGCAACAACTATTCCGAATACCACTTCATCACCTGCATCTTCAGCACGTCTAAGTGATTTCTCGACATCTGTAACATCAAGTAATACAGGTTCTCGAAATTTACGATTAACACAGATAAATGATAGGATTACAAACTTGCAACGTCAAATACAGAATGAACCAGCAAACACTGTTCTAATAACAGAAAGAAACGATCTTATTCAACGTCGATTATTAGAATCAGGGATTTCAACATAATGACGACACAGAATACAGCATTACCATTAACAAGCTCTGCAGATAACATTGATCTCCGCGTAAGGGAATATTTTAAGACACAATTTGCTCCTTTTGCTAAATTTACCGACAATGATTATGAATTGGTTAAAAGTTTTTGTGTTAAACGTACTAGCAACGAAGAAGCCGCCGCCAGTTTAACCGCTGCAATTTTAAATGCTATCAGTGAGCTACAACTTTATGCCGCTGACGTTATAGACAAGTTTGAAAATAGTGATACAAGAGTTTCAATTCCATTACTTTTAAATGCTAGTAGAAAAGGTACAAGCCTACTAGGGTACGTTAACGATAAAACTCCTCCCCCAACGGTACAGCAACAGGTAAAAACTTAACCCATGGCTAGTAAGTGGGCAAACGGACTCTACGAAGTAGCTAATCGTGACAAGTATGCTGGAAATAAACCGCCACGTTATAGAAGTAGTTGGGAACATGCGTTTATGCGGTTTGCTGACAACCATCCAAGTGTAATACAATGGGCTAGTGAAAGTATTCAGATACCTTATAGAAATCCATTAACGGGAAAGCATAGTATATACGTTCCTGACTTTGTAATAATTTATCAAGGCAAAGACGGCAAACGTCGTGGAGAGCTTATAGAGATAAAACCAAAAAGCCAAACATCATTAACAGAGAAAACAAGTCAACGAGATAGACTTTCGATAGCAATTAACCATGCTAAGTGGGAATCTGCGGCGAAATGGTGCAGGCATAAAGGTTTGCATTTTAGAATAGTCAATGAAGCAGATATTTTTCACCAAGGCAAAAAACGTAGATAAGTACTTGTATGACAAAAAAATTAGAAAATCTCTTTGATTTAGCAGATCATGATACTCCAGCGATAACTGTTGAGGAAAATCTTAGTATCACAAACGGAGATACTGTTGTTCTTGAAAAGCAAACACTCCCAGAGATACAAAATACATTAGCCGCAGTAGACAAGATTGATGCGGCCCTCCCAACTATTCGTGACTTAGAAACTAGTGATAATGAACTAGATGACATTGCTTCTACTGCTAGAAAAACGTTTGACGACCTTATGGACCTGGGAATGAACGTAGAAGCTAGATTTAGTGGTGAGATTTTTAATAACGCTAGTCGTATGCTAGACACTGCTCTAACTGCAAAAACTAATAAGATTAACAAGAAACTAAAAATGGTAGAGCTACAATTAAAGAAAGCAGCCCATGATTTTAAAACTAAAGAAGACGATTCAAACACAATAGCCACAGATGGCCAGGGTGTTATAATGGATCGTACTGCACTTCTTAACGAAATTCTAGGCAAAAAAGCATAAATATAATACAGGATGATTATATAAAATGAAAAGTTTAACACAATATTTAACAGAGAGTGAGCGTACTTATAACTTTAGAATTAAGATCGCTAATATGATCGAAGACGAAGTTATGGATAGGTTAGAAACCGCTCTTGAAAAATACGATATGCAGAGCCTTAGCAAGCCTAAGAAAACTCCTATCCAAGAACACCCAATGGATTTCCAGACGTTATCAAATGCTGAAGTTTATATTATGGATGCAGAACTACAATATCCAGTGTCTGCAAATCAACTTTATGAGTACATTAGCCAGTCTGTGGGTGTTCCTGCAAACCAGCTAGTTGTAATTAACAAAGATCATCCAGAAGAAATAGCTCGTGAACAGGCAATTCAAGAAGAAGGCGATGAATATCTTGCTAAACTTGATGATGTTGAATACAAAGATG